AATAGGTCTGCTGGTATTAAAGATAAAAATAATAAATTAACTAAAAATAATAAAGAATCTCCAAACTTTTATGCTCGTAAATATTTATGGAGTTGTTAAATTATTTAGGTTTATTAAAATCTGGTTTTCTTACACAATCACATAAGCCCCAGCAACAATTTAATCTTTCACACTTACTATTCTGGGTAGAAGAAATTATTGATACAATGCCTCCTATACATATAGAAGTTAATGCTACTACATCAATTGGCCCAGTAATCATATATATATTAAATAATATTTTTTTTTTACTTTTATTTTTTTATAGATTTATTTAATTTACAAATCTCCTTTATTTAAAAGTAAGATATTATATATGTATATATGAGTTGTATATATAAAATCGTTTGCAAAGATACAACTATTAAAGATTTCTATATAGGGTCTACTAATAATTTAAAAATTAGAAAAGCAAAACATAAATATTGTATCACGCATATTAATAATAAATCTCATTATAGAGTATATTCTTTTATAAATGAAAACGGTGGTTGGTGTAATTTTAAATTTGAAATTATAATACAATTTACTAATATATTAATTACACAAGATTTAAGAGCATTAGAAGGAGCTTTTATAAAATTATTAAACCCCACATTAAATACACAGATAGCAGGTAGGTCAGTCAAACAGTATTATAAGGATAATAGAGATACTATAATTAACTATAAGAGAACTAAAATTGTTTGCAATTGCTGTCAAATGTTAATACGAAGGGATAATATTGCGCGACATAAAAGAAGTTTAAGATGTAAATCATTTCAAAATACTAATATCTTAAATTGATTTAGAGATAAATTACTATATAAATAAGATGAGTGTAATATATAAAATATATTGTAAAGACCCAAATATTAAAGATTGTTATATTGGAAGCACTAAGCTTTTAAATAGACGAAAAACAAATCATAAAAGTAATTACAATAATATTAATAGTCCAAATTATAATGATAAAGTTTATAAATTTATAAGAGCTAATGGTGGATTTACTAATTTTGATTTTGAAATATTAGAAACATTTGAAACTATTATAAATAAAACTGATTTATTGAAAATAGAAGGCCAATATATTAAAACTAATAATGCTACTTTAAATATGGACTTAGCAGGTAGAACACTAAAAGAATATTACCAAGATAATAAAAAAAAAAAATTAGAATATGCAAAAAAATATAGAGCCGATAATAAAGAAAAAATACAAGAATATAAACAAAAATATAATAAAGTAAATTATGAAAAAAATAAAGAAAAACTAACAGAAAAAGTAGAATGTATATTTTGTAAATCATTAATAACATACGGTAATATAGGCAGACATCAACAAACAGAAAAATGTAAAAAAATTCAAAATACTAATCAGAATCAGAGCCCGAATCCTCAAATTTAATTAAATTGAAATTGGAATAGTATCTTTTTTTTTTAGGTTGTTTATTTAGAATAAGTAAATTAGAATATTTTTTTTTAAAAGCCATTTTAAATACTTGTTCTTGTTCTTCTTTACTTAAATCACACATCAACTCATCAATTATACAAGATTTTTCTTTTTGGTTGTTTAATACACTCCGTAATAAATACACAGAACTCGCATTAATTCTAAATATCAATGGAAGCGCATTAAATTTTTGTGAAAGCACCCATATACTTAAACCACCAGAACCTTTTTTATTTTTATTATTTAAAATATGCCGGCGATTTAATATACATTTGGTTAAATATTCAGATTCAGCATTATTTTTTAATGACTTTATAACATCATCTAATATAATTAAAGTATTATTTGCCTCTTCATCGTCCTGCTCAGTTTTAATAATATTTTTCATAATTTCATCACTATATTTAGTAAATACACGCTCTTCATTTAAATTAAGCTTATCCATAGGCAAAGATTGTAATGAAGCTGAAATTAAATATATGCGGTCAAAAAATTTATAATAGCCTCTACTTTTTTCAGGCCGTTTTTTTGTTGGATGAGAACATAATAATTGTAGCACTAATGAAGTTTTACCAGAACCACTTGCGCCAACAAAAAAGCTAAACATATTTATCGGCTCTAATGGATGAGTGGGTATATAAGGTAAATTACTAATATCGTCAACATTCTGCTTAATCAAATCAAAATTATTTAACTTTACATTTTCTATAATTTTCATAAATATATATATATAGTTATAATATTAAAATTTGAAATTTTTTTTCTTACACTAATTATAAAGTAATGAGCCTTACAGACAGCCTCCCGCTTTCAATGAGATATTCTATAACTGGTGCAGACAGTATCAATTCAAAAACTAAGCTACATCGTTTTGATTCTACAAGTGCTTCTTATAACAGTGCAAGTAATAATAAAATTTTAATCCCAGTTGCGGCTGATAGTTTTATAGATACAGCAAATTCATATTTATACTGTCAGATTACTAATAACGCCGTAGATGCGGCTGGGGCGGACAAATCTTCATTCTGTTTTAATGCTAATTCTATAATAGAAAAACTTGAAATTGCTGTTTCTGGTAGCAGTGGAAAAGTTGAAACGATAGACCGTTATAATCTATTTGCGGTAAGTGATGACTTATGGAACTCGGGCCCTGCTGAATTAGTCCATTTACAAGCAACCGCAGGTGGTAATACACCCTCTTATCCAGAATCAAACGCATTAGGATTTGCTTTAAGTGAAGGTGGTGCTGCTGGCAATGCTTTAACTGTTGCTCTTAAATTAAAAGGTGCCTTCCTTGATGCCTACTATGGAAAAGCATTACCACAGGGCATGCCTCAATTCACTATAGAAATTACACTAGCAGACCATAAAAATGCCTTTGTTGCGGCAGGTGCCGCTTCGCCATTAACTTATACGGTTGATAATGTTAGATTCTACGCGCCTTGTTATAATATTCTGGATGAAGGTATAATGTCCTCATACGCACAACAATTAAGCTCCTCGCCTACTATGTGGATGGGTGAATCAGTAGGCACTATAATTAATTCTATTGCTGCGGCAGGTGGAAAACAAGTATCACAAATTAATGCTTCGTATAGGTCATTAAATGCGCTTATTAGTATTATGCGTTCTACTGGTGATGTAGGTGTTTCATTAAATAATGGTATATCTCGTAGCACTTTAAATAATATTACAGAATTCGTATATCGTATTAAAGGAGAACTATTCCCAAGTGATAGTATTGAATATAGCACTACTAATGTTTCACGAGCCTATATTGAGAATTTAAAAGCTTGGGCTCATCACGGAGAGGCGCGTGCAAAAACTACTGCTGTATCATTAACACAATTTAATAAAATTGGAACTGCTGCCGGTTCGGCGGGTGCTGATACCGATGGACACGGTATGATGTCATTATCACTAAAACGATTCAACGATGAACGCCTTGTAAATGTTGGTATGGATACTTCTGGCTCTTCTGCTCCTTCTACATTAGAAATAACATTTTCTGCAAGTCCAGCCGCTAATGATTTAACTACATTAGCTAAACACGATGTGATGTTCGTTCTGCAACCTAATGGAGTTATTCAGGCCGCTATGTAAATAATTTAAAAAAAAAATATATATAATATTATAATGGAAAGTATTACAGAATTTTCAAATTTAGAAAATTTAGAAACCCATATACAACCAACCGACACTAATATAGATTATAGAGCACAGTTTTTAGATAAATATAAAGACTATAATATTGAACAAAATAAAGTAGATGACAGTTATATTTATGAAATTGATAGAACAAATTTAATTAAATACTGTAAACATATAATAGAAACCAGTTATGCTATGTATCCAGAACCGATGAGCTCTATTTTAATTAAGCGTATGTATTATAATACTATAAGAGCAATGGATAAAAAAGAATATTTAAAAGAAAAAGAAGAATTAGCAAATATGTCTTTAGTTGATAAAGAATTAAAATTATTAAATCAAAATGAGAATTTAAATAATTTTTTAAATAATAAAGAATAAAAATATTATATTACTTTAATATATATGAGCAATCTAAAAATATTAAGGCTTAATAGTTTAGATAGTCAAACCGTTAGTTTAAGCACAAATAAGGATTCATTTACTTTTAATGTAGAACAAAATTTAATTAATATGGGGCGCTGCCTTATAGAAGTGCTTAGCGGAGTAGTTCAAATAACAGCAAACTCTGATAAAAC